GGCGAAGAACCGACCCCGAATCCCATCGAGCAGCGTGTCTGCTCGTGCGGGCGCGAGTTCAGCCCGGCGTTCTGGAACACCACGCGATGCCGCGCGTGCGTCCTGGGACTCGTCGACGCCGCGCCGGTCCGCGAGCATGTCGAGGCCCTGTTCCCTGAGATGAACCAACGGCGGATGAGCGCGGAGTCCGGCGTCCCTTGGAACACTATTCGTTCGCTACGGGCCAAGCGCGGGAGGCAGCTCGTTTCCGCGCAGGTCGCCGAGCAGCTGCTCGCGCTCGAGCCGATCGCCGAGGCGTCCTGATGGCGCGCCACACCGACCACGACGAGATTGCCGCCGAGGCCCTGCTCGTCTGCGAGGCGATACGCGAGCTCGCGCCGTTGCAGGTCTACACCACGCTCGCGATCCGATGCGCCCGCGATCCCGAGCGGATGGCGCAAGTGCTGATGTGCGTCGCTGCGTGGGTCGACTACGAGGGCCCTGTGAGTGAACTCGCGAAGCGGGTCGACGAGATCGTCGAGGGCCGGATCCGCGCCGTCGGTCAGAGGCTCGTCTCGTGACCGCGGTCGTGATTCGCACGCCGGGCCTGTACCCCGGAATCAGCGCGGCCGACTATCACGCCGATATTGATTCGCTGTCCGCCTCTGGTGCGAAACTGCTCGCCACCCGCACACCGTACGAATTCTGGTACGCCCAGAACAACCCGCCGGTGCGCAAACGAGAGTTCGACCTCGGTCACGCCGCCCACCGCGAAATCCTCGGCGAGGGCGAGGAACTCACGATCATCGACGCCGCCAACTACAACCGCAAGGCTGACCGCGAGGCGCGCGACGAGGCGTACGCAGCGGGCCGCGTGCCGCTGCTGGTCGAGCAGTACGAGCGTGTTCAGCTGATGGCTCGACGCGTGCACGGGCATCCGCTCGCGGGCGCGCTGCTGGCCGACGGCGTCGCCGAGATGTCCGGGTGGTGGTTCGATGAGGACGCCGGAATCTGGCTCCGGTTCCGCCCGGACTGGATGGCGCAACGCGGCGATGTCCTCTACGTCGCCGATGTGAAGACCACACAGGACGCCGCACCGGCGGCGTTCGACCGGTCCGCAAAGAGGTTCGGCTACCACATCCAAGACCCTCACTACGTCGAGGGCGCGATGAAAACCACTGGCGCGCAACAGGTCCGATTCGTGTTCATCGTCGTATCGGTCAAACCGCCGCACATGGTCGACGTGACATACCTCCAGGACCACGACGTCGCCGAGGGCGCGCGCGAGAACCGTCGGGCCCGACGCATATTCGCGCGCTGCCAAGCCTCGGGCGAGTGGCCCGAGTACCCGATCGGACCCCGCCCAATGTCCCTGCCCTACTGGCCCCACCACGAGGAAACAGAAGATGACGACTGAAATCGCAATCAGCGAGCCAACATCGGCGCTCGCGATCGCCGCCGAGCAGCGCGAATTCAACGATGCTCAGGTCGCCGCGCTGCTACAGCTCGCCGGAGTGAAGGATGCGCCGCCCGAACAGCTTGCGCTGTTCTTTCACCGCTGCCGCGCAACAGGTCTCGACCCGTTTGCGCGACAGATCTACCTCATTGGCCGCAAGACCAAGACCAGCGGATACAACGGCGAGCCCCCGAAGTACGAGACCGCCTGGACAATTCAGACCGGCATTCACGGAATCCGGCTGAACGGCCGTCGCGCCGCTCGAAAAGCGGGCAACCATGTGAAGACCGAGGGCCCGCTCTGGAAAGGCCCGGACGGCGGCGAGTGGGCAGAGGAGTGGCTTGGCGGTAGGGGCAAACCGCCCGCCGTCGCCAAGTTCGTCGTATTCGTCGACGGCGAGCCCCATGTCGGCATCGCTCACTATGACGAGTTCGTTCAGACCAAGTACAACGGCGACCCGAATTCGATGTGGGCCAAGATGCCCGCGAACCAACTCGCCAAGTGCGCCGAGGCGCAGGCATGGAACCGTGCCTACCCGGATGATTTCTCGGGTCTGCTGCTCGAGGATTCCGTCCAGACGATCGAGCCGGACGGCTCGCCCTCGCCGACCCGCGTCTTGTCCGAGCGCGTCGCGCCGACGGCCGCCGAGATCATCGCCGCGCCCGCCTCGGATCCGGCCACGAAACAGGACATTCCACAGGTCGAGGCACCGGCCAAGGCCTCGCCCGACGGCGGGTCGAAGCGGGCCCGCGGTAAGAAGGCGACCGCCTCGTCAGTCACGCAAGCGCAGATCGACACCATCGGCGCGCATATGGCCGCGCTGCAAGTCGCCGAGTCCGAGCAATTCGATCTCGCGTCGCGGATCCTGCGGCGGCCGATCGCCAGCGCTACCGAGCTCACCGAGACCGACGGCGACGAGCTCATCGCCGGACTGCTCGAGGCCCGCGCCGCCGACGACGAGGCCCGCGCCACCGCCGAGGCCGTCCAGGCCGAAGGCGCGGCCCAGTGAGCAACCACAACCGCACCGAGGCCGAGCGCATGATCGGCGCGGCCGAGCGCGCCGACGTCGCCGCCGCCGCGGGCCTGGCCGGTATCGCCAGCGCTCATGCCTTGCTCGCCGTCGAGGATCGCCTCTCTCAACTCGTCGATATCGCCAACGCCGGGCGGTCCGCCCTTGAGCGAATCGCTGCGACCAATGAGGTCGGCGTCGCCATCAACGCCGCTGCGACCGGAGTAGGGACGCCGACACCGGCAAGCCGCGTCACGGCCGAGGCGTGGATCCGCGCCCAGATTCTCGAAATCGTCACGCCCCCAACCAATCCCGAGGAGAACACGAAATGACCGACAACCCCACCGAGGACGAGGCCGTCGTCCGGCCGTTCGCCGATTTCCTGGTCGAGCTCCGCCGCGGCGCGCCGCACACCGAACTCTCGACCGCCCTGCACGATCTCATGGCCGCCGTGCGCGAGACCGGCAAGCCCGGCTCGATCACGCTCACAATCAAAGCGAGCGTGCAGAAGCGCACCGACATGATCGCCATCGCCGACGCCGTCACGCGCAAACTCCCTGCCCTCGAGCGGCCGGAATCGCTCTGGTTCATGGACGCCGACGGCAACCCGACTCGGCGCGACCCGAACCAACTCGAATTCGAGGGCATCCGCGCTGTTCCCACCACCCCCACCGCCACTATTGGAGAGGCCCGTCAGGCATGAGCACCTACACCGACAACATCAACGCCGAGACCGCTGTCGTCGCCGATATCGCACGCGAGTCCCAGCGGTTCAACGCGCGAATCAATTCGAACGACGGCGACGTCCGCGTCGATATCGTCCGCAGCGACGAGCGCGTCGTGAACCACTCGTTCGAGGAATACGCCGATGTACCGCACCGCCCGCGCGGCGGCGCGACCGTCGCCAGCGTGGACAGTTTCGCGACCCTGCTCGCCATGGAGGAGCACCGCGGCGCGGTCATCTTCGCGGATGAGAGGCGCACCGCGCTGACCGCTGTCGTGAACTTCCACGGTTGGCGCGATCACCGAGTCACGCTGGCGCTGAGCCTCTCTGACCAGTTCGAGAGGTGGAAGCATACGAGCGGGAATCTGTTGCGGCAGGCGAATTTCGCCGAGTTCATCGAGGACAACCTCGCCGACATCGTCGACCCGACCGGCGCGGACATGCTCGAGTTGGCCCAGAGTTTCCAGGCGACCAAGTCCGTCGATTTCGAGTCCGGCACTCGGATCGCCTCCGGCGCTGTGCGTTTCCGGTTTGTCGAGCAGGTCGACGCCAAGGCCGGTCGCGCCGGTGACCTCGAGGTCCCCTCGACATTCGTTCTCGGACTCCCGATCTGGCGCGGTGGCCCGCGGATCGAACTGCGTGCGGCATTGCGCTACCGGATTGAGCGGGACGGGCTGTACCTCGGTTTCAAGGTCCTTGCGATTGACGAGGTACTCCGCGACGCCTTCGCGGGGGCCGCCGCGGCCGTAGAGGAGCGACTCGACGCCGACCACGGGCACACCCTCGTGTTCGGCCCTGCCCCGGACGCAGTTTCTGCCCTGGCATGACCCACCGGCACCGGCGGGCCGCCTATGTGTGGCCCGCCGGTGCGCTCTCTCTTTTCCACGAAAGGCACGGATATGAGCCTGGATCCGCGCGAGTTCATTCGCGTTCACTCCGGGATGCCAGAGCACCCGAAGGTTGAACCCCTGAGCGACGGCGCGTTCCGCGCGCTCGTCGAGGCATGGTGCCTGTGTCGGCGTAGCCGTAACGACGGCCTCATCCCGCTGGCCACGTGGAATAAGCGATGGAAGTTGAAGGCCCGCAAGGAGCTCATTGCCGCGGGCCTGGCGCACCTGCACGCCGACGGCGTCGAGGTGCATGACTGGCTCGAGCACCAGCCCAGCGCGGCTGAGCTCGAGCACAACCGGTCTGTGCGCGCCGAGGCGGGCCGCAAAGGCGGCAAGCAGTCCGGCAAGGCACGCCAGCGCCGAAGCATGGGCGAAGCAAACGACCAAGCAAATGCTGAAGCGTTTGCTTCGGGATTTGCTTCACCTCCGAACGGTCACGAAACGGTAACTTCCGAGCAGATTCTCGACGAGATCGCATCCGATCCGGACCTCTGGAAATCAGTTCAAAATCAGACCCGTTCTGACGCTGTACAAACTGCCCTACCTGCGGATTCATCTCAGAACGGTGAAGCAATTGCTTCGGTTTTGCTTGACCAAACGCTGAAGCCCAGCCGAAGCAAAACCCAACCAGACTCAGACTCAGAGAAAGATATGGGGCGCGTTGGGGAGAAAACGTACGTAAGTAGTGCGGGGAATTCGGGCGAAAAACGCCCACCCCCAACGCATCACGCAGAGCACCCCGAGTGGGATCCGGATTGCCCGGACTGCACCGCGGTAATTGACGACCGGATCGACTTTCAGGTCGCGCGCGTCGACGCCACACCGCCGCCCTCGCGGTACTGCCCCGACCACCCCGACGGCACGGGCGACTCATGCCGACCGTGCGGCGTCGCCCGCCGTGCCCGCATCGAGTACGACGCGACCCAGGCCGCCGCCCATGCGGCCCAACGCACCGCCGAGGCCCATCGCGCCGCCGAAGTGCGCCGCGCCGCCATCGCCGCGTGCCACATGTGCGACCCGACCGGCTACCACGGCACGACCGTTTGCGACCACGACCCCGAACGACCCGAACGAGCTCGCCGACGGCTCGCGGAAATCCGCGCGTCCCTCGGCAGCAAGCAACTCATCCCCGCCGACCACGAAAGCTGAATTCCGATGCCCCCCAAGAGCACATACCCGACCCATGCTGAGTACCTCGCCAAGCTTCCGCCATGGACCGAGGATCCGCTCGCGCACCTCGTGCACACCATCGCCGCCTACCCCTCGACCAACCCGGCCGAGATGGCGATCTACGCCACCATGACAACCCACCTCGAGCCCGGCGTCCCCGCCCGCACCGGCATCACATGGGGCGACCTCCGGGCCGTCGCCGCCGAGCTCGGCGCGCTGCGCCAGGCCCTCGTTGACATTCGCGCCACCGACCACCGACAGCCGCCTACTCGGCTCATCGCGACACCCGAAGACGCCGCCGCTCTGCCGGACCGCTCGATCGTCGTCGACCGCGACGGCGACGTGTGGCAAGCCCGCGGCGGGGTGTGGTGCAGCTACGAGACCTCACCGTGCGGGTCCGAGCGGCTCGTGAACAGATTCGGCCCGATCACCCTCATCAGCGATCCGGAATCCGCTGCGCACCAGGAGAACCCGCGTGCCTGAGCCCGAAATGTTCCCGCTCACCACCCACCCGACGTACACGAAACAGTTCCTCTCGTTCGATGAAATGCGCCATGACGTCGAGCATTTGATCGAGGGCCTGAATTTCGTTGTGTCCTGGGACATCTGCACCGAGGCCGACCGCGATTACGACGGCGTTCCACTGTTCTCGCTGCTGGCGTTCTCGCCCCGTACCTCGACAACGATGGAACTCAGGACCGGCGTGTTCGACCGGGCCGAGGTCGAGGCGTGGCTCGCCGGTCCGATCCGCGCACGGACGATGCGGTGGTACGGCTGGACCGAGCCCGAGTACCGCCCGGATCTGGTCGCCGAGCGTGAGGCCCGCGAGTCGGCGACCCGCATAGCCGAGCTTCAAGCCGAACTCAGGCGTATGCAGGTCCAGCTGAAGACGCCCACGAGCGTCCGCGAGCACCAGGCCGCCGCCGACGCCCGCCTCGACGGGTACATCACGGGATGGCTCGCGGCGGTTGTCGGCGCGTACCTCGAATCGTTCGCCGCAGTGCTGGGAGTTCCGGTCTCGGCCTGGGACATTCCCGGAGCGGTAGCCGCTGCGGCGGCCGCGGTGCGTGACGACACCCGGGAGGCAGCCCGCGCCCGGCTCGCCGAAATCGACGCTGTCGAGGTTCCGGCCGGTACGCCGGGGGCCGACTCGTGAGCCGAGCGGAGGCGCGGCGCATCACGTGCGCCACGTTCACGGCGACCGAGCGTGCCCTACTCGGCCGGTTCGCTGGCGACGTTGCCGATGTCATCGCTTCCCCGGAATACACCATCGAGGGATTCCGACACAGCCGCGGCGGCGGCGGCGGACGAGGGTTCGAATTCCAGTTCACCCGGACCGCTATCGAGGGCACTTGGCATGAATTCATCCCGGACCGGTGGCATGGGAACGGCGAGCCGTACCGGTGGCGCTATGGCCGATTGCTCGCTCAGGCCTCGGTCACCTATGGCCGCCTGACGCGCTGGGTCGAATCGCTACCGGCCACGGTTCGCGAGCAGGTGAGTACTTGGTCGCGGCGGCACCCCGTCGACACAAGCGATTACCGCGCCCTGTCCGTTCTGCTCGCCGACCTACTCCGCGAGCCCGTTCCGGTACCCATCGCGGAGCGGGAACCCGTCGACCTCTTGGAACTATTGGAGTTGACCAATGCCTGACACACGCCGCAGCGATGCGCCGAAGGTGGCGGCCCGATGAGCCGCGCCCGGATCCGCGAGGCCGCCGTCGAGATCGTCGCGAAGTACCTCGCCGCCGCCGACAGCGATCCGACGACGCAGGAACGCCACCAGGCCGCCGCCGAGGGCATCGTCGACGCCCTCGGCCCGCGCATCTGCGCGCCGCCGCGCCGCCGCACCAGAGCCAGCGCCAAGAGCGCCGGGGGAACATTCGAGACGCTCATCGTCCGGGGCCTGGCCGTCGGCCTCGACGACGATCGGATCGAGCGACGCGTCCGAAACGGGGCTCGCGACCGTGGGGACGTGGCCGGCGCCCGGGCCCCCGGCGGCGGCCGCCTGGTCCTCGAATGCAAGGACTACGGCGGCGAGATACATGCAGCTCAGTGGGTCGCCGAGGCCGAAACCGAGCGGGAGAACGACGGCGCGCTCGCCGGTCTTGTGGTTGCAAAACGCATGGGGACGGCGAAATTCGGCGATCAATACGTCCTGATGGCAATGCGCGATCTCGTCGCGATCCTGACCGGCCGCCGCAACAACATCATCTGACCGAGGGAGGCGAGACCATGACCGAAATCCGGTGCCCGGCCTGCGAGCGGCCCGTCGCCGACGGGCACACACTGTGCTCGGAGTGCGGCGGCCGACTCATCGCCGAACTGCTGGCGGTGCCGGGCCTGGTCGACGACTGGACGACCACCCGCGCGGGACTGGCCAGACTCACCAACGAGCGCGCCGTCGGCCGCGCCGCCGAGACCGCGTTGCCCGTGCAGTCGATCGCCCGCGATGTACGCGAGGGCGAGCGCGAGGACCCTGTCGGCGCAACGCTGCGCGGTGACCGCGCGCGGTCCCACCTCGACACCGCCGTCGGTGGATGGGCGCGCGTGATCGCCGAGGAGCTCGGAGTCGAGATACCGATCGGCGCACGAGGTTTGGTGCAGCTCGTCATGAACGGGCGCATGGCGCGGCGCGACGGCCCGCCCGCCGTCGCGGTCGTGCGCTGGTTCGAAGGCGCGCCCGTTGGCCCGCCGCAGCCGCGAGCGCGGGTGGCGCGCCGCGGCGCTGAATCGCTCGCAGAGCCAGCGAGTCCTATCGAGCAGGCCGCGATATGGCTGGCGTGTAATCCGCGCGTCCTGCGCACGCACAGCGCCGCTGGTGACATCCTCGCCGACATCACCGGCGCAACCGAGGCGGTCCGGCGCGTGATCGACCTACCGGTCGAGCGTCGGTACCTCGGCCCGTGTCCGCACTGCTCGGGTGATCTGCGCGCGGCCGTCGGCGAGACCTGGGTCCGGTGCCGAGGATGCCTGACGCAATACCCGGTGAGCGAGCTTGAGGACGCCGCCCGCGCCTCGGCCGCACACCGGCTCTACACCGCCTATGAACTGGTGCGCGTGCTGCCCGAGCTCGGCGCACCGATCGCAAAAACGACGCTGTACCGGTGGATTCGGGCCCGCAAGCTCGTCGAGCGCGGCTGGATGGACCGGGCCCGGCGGATCACTACCACCAAGCATCACGCGACCGACACCGCCGTCTATCGGGCGGGCGATGCGATGGCGCTGGCGAAACGAGACGAGGACGAGGGAGGATCGGCGGCATGAGTCGCACAGGTAGCGAAGGGGGTTCGTGGATCATCCTCGATCGTCCCAAGCCACCAGCAGTCGACGACGCAACGCGCTACTGGCGCGATCCGCCACCGGAACGCTCGGTCGCTTGTGAATATTGGGCGCGGCAGATCGAGCGCGGATGGCTACCGAATCGGCGAATCGGCAGGATGGGCTATCACGTTGCGACGGAATGGTTCGGCGTCTACATCTGGGAATACCTTCACGTCTTGTACCCGATGATCGAGGCCACACGAAAGACCAGGACGGCGTAACCGTGAGCAGTCCGAGGATGAACCGCGCGGGCGATGCGATGGCGCTGGTATACCGCGCGAAATCTTGTCGCCGCGATATTCAGCCTCGTCTACGGCTCAATGTGGCTGTACGTCAACGGGATTGGCCGTCTCCCGAAGGATAAACCGATCCTCAAACATCAGGTATGGGGACGCTTCATCGCGTTCGGAACGGCGGCGCTCTTCGCGGGTCTGATCGTGCTCGTCATACGCCTGGCGGTCCAGCATGTACCGTGAGCCGTGCGCGCAAACCCTGAAAACTACATCGAGATCGCGGCACCCTATGCCATAGATTGCATTGGCTAGCAACAGTGTTCGATCGAAAGGCCATCCGTGCCCGCCTCTGCCAGACCGCCTCGACTACGCCAAACCCTCACGCTGTGGACGCTCGCCATCGCCACGCCCATGCTGATCGCCGGTTGCGGTGACAACGACACCGCTAATTCCTCAGCCACAACCACTACGGCCAGGACCACCACAATCGCGACCGCAGCAAAGGCCACGACCACCACACCGACTCCAGCGATAACCACCTCGGCGACGGCACCCGCCGGTCAACCTGTCGCCGACGAGCTCGAGACCTTCATCCGCAGCGGATTTGGACTCACCACCGGTCAGCCATACAGCGACCTCATCGGCAAGCCCGGTGGCACATGGGTTGGGCACATCACGTCGATATCGGTCGACGGCAAGACCGCACATGTACGCATGGACAGCCAGACTGACAACGCTCTCGGTCAGAGTGCCTCCAAGTCAATCGCCAGCCTCGTACGTCTCAGCGGGACACCGTTGGCACACAAGCTCTCGACGATCATCGTCGAGGACGAGACCGGTGCAGTTCTGGGACAAACGGCAGTCTGACTACAGCAAGGGTGTTGCGCGCAAACACCGAGCTCGCTTACTGTGGCACTACAAACCGCGACTGACGACCCGACCCCGGGATCCGATTCAGCCGCGGTTTTTTCATGCCTGCGGCGCGTCAACCGGCCGAAGTTCCGGCAAGCAATCCAACGAGAACGCTCACGGCCCGGATCGACTCCGCAACCTCGGAACGCCATGCAGTGCGCCGAGGGATCACGCTGCGTTGCCGCAGGCATGAACCTTCCGGAATCTTCGGAAGGTTCACCCCGCCACCACAACCCAGGAGCTACGCCATGCTCAGTGCCATGTCCGGCACCCTCGCCGATGTCCCCTCGTCACTGTCGGCCGCCGCCTCGCACGCCCCCTGGTCGCTGCTCGGCAGACTGGCTCTGGCCATCCTGCAAGTCGTGCTGTGACGCTCCCGACCGTCGGGCGCATCGTTCACTATCAGAGCTACGGCACGCCCGGCGGCGAGCACGCGCCCGCACCGCAGGCCGCCATCGTGACCAAGGCCGAAGGCAACCTCGTCAGCCTCGCCGTCCTCTACGACAACGGCCTCAGCTTCAAGACCGACGTTCCGCACGCCGAGGGCGACGAGCCCGCGGCCGGTTGCTGGAACTGGCCTCCGAGGGACTGACATGGAACTGCGGTACCCGCTTTTGATTCTGCCGCCCTGTTGGTGGACGTCCATTCTGGCGACGCACAGGTACGGCCCCCGCTAAGCGACCATCCCGAGCACTATCCCAACCGCGGTGACAAGAATGCCGAACATTGCCCAGCCGAGATCGCGCAGCGCGGTGGAAGCCTGCACGACCTCCAATCCCGAGACCGCCTCGGCGACAGCGGATCCGACCGTTTCGATAGTCACGACAGGGCTGTCACGAACAACGTCAATCCTCGCGTTCGTCGCGTCGATATCCGCTCGCAGCGCATTGACGATCTCGATCAGGCGCGCCACCTTATCCTCAAGGGGCGCTGACGAATTCACGGGATATACGGCCCGCGCACTCGCGGTTAACGTTCCCTCTCCGCCTATGGTTATTGCACGCGCCTCGATCGCGCCCGGCGCTACTAACTTGCCTTTGACCTGGGCACCGAGCTTCGCAAGCCCAACACGCAACCTCGTAAACCGGCCGGTCAACCTGTTCCAGGCGTACACCAAACCGCACCCGGTAATGAGCGTGCCGACCAATTCCACAGCGCTACCAATGGTTTCCACGTCGCCACCGTATGCATATCCAACGCGGCCCGCAGGCGATCCAACCCGTTGGGGGTGAGTCATGGTCCGTCGCACGACGACACAGAAGGGCCTCGGCTGGCGGCACCAGCAACAGCGCGCCGACCTACTCACCCGGCACCGCGACGGCCGCCGATGCTGGTGGTGCGACGAGCCGATGTTCCGCGACGCCGCCCGCAACGTCGACGGCGAAGCATTGGCCGCCGACCACACGATCGCCCGCTCGCAGGGCGGCACCCTGGCCGACAGACTGCTCCATGGGGTGTGCAACAAGCAGCGAGGCGACGGCTCGCGCGACCACCTGCGACCGGCCCTCACCCGGGCCCGCGGCGGATGCCCGGGCAACGTCCTCGACTGGGCCGCCCCCGCAAGCCTCTGACCTGCGGTTTTGCCGAGAAAGGGCTCTGACCTGCGATTATCCGGGGGGCGGGGGGCCTGACTTCGGCGGCGGTAGTCAACATTTTTTGCACGGGGCACTGAGCTCCAGTGCAGAGGGGGGTGCCCGTGGACCCCGAACTCGACCCTGCGGCCGCCGCGCTGCTCGAATCGCTCTCCGAACCGACCGACTCGGCCGAGCTCGCCGCGCTCGTCCTCGAGGCGGCCCGGATCAAAGGCAGGCTCGACCGTCTCGACCGTCTGATCTCGGGCGACGAGGAACTCTGGGCCCGCCTGGTCACGGCCCGGGGCGGCGACGACACCGTCCTCGAGGTCCGAATCGACTCGACCCTGACCGAGGCGCGCCAGCAGGCGACCGTTTTTCGGCAGATGCTCGCCGAAATCGTGCGCCGACGTGGCGAAGACAGCGGCACCGGTGGCTATGACCCCCTCGATGATCTCTAGCGTCGATATCGACCGCGAGTTCGCGGCGATCATCGCGGCCGAGTGGCCCAAGCTCGTCGGCAGGCAGAGCCCCGAATCGGTCTGTTACACCGAGGGCGACCCGGACCTCGGGCGCAAGGCCGCCGAGATGGGCCGCCGGTCGGCCTCCCGGATCCGCGTCATGCCCTGGCAAGCCTGGTCCCTCGACCGATTGCTGTCCAAGGGCCCCGACGGCACCTGGACGCACCCCGAGTGCTGCCTGATCGTCCCTCGGCAGTCCGGCAAGTCCCTCGTTCTGTCGCTGCGCGTGCTGTACGGGCTGTTCAAGCTCGGCGAGAACATCGTGTTTTCGGCACAGCAGTGGGAGACCGCTAAGTCGCTGTGGAAACGCACCTGGGCGATCGTCAAAACGACGCCTTGGATGATGAAACACGTTGCGTCGCATACGTGTTCGCAGGGTCGAGGCACGATCGTGCTCGAATCGGGCGCACAGGTTGTGTTCACGACCCGGAGCGCGAACGCCGGGCGCGGTCTCGATCGGGTCGACCTTGAGATTTACGACGAGGCGTACGACCTCACCGAGGCCGACATGGCCGCGCTGTCGCCGACCAAGATGGCCGCCTCGGATCCGCAGACGATCTATACCTCGAGCGCGGTCAACCAGGCCCAGCACCCGAACGGGAAGGTACTTGCATCGGTTCGCCGCCGCGGCCTGGCCGGTGAGCGCGGGTTGCTGTTCGCCGAATGGATGGCACCCGAGCATCTCGACCGCACTCTCCCGGCCACCTGGCGCACAGCGAACCCGTCCTACGGCGTGATTCAGACCGACAAGAAGCTCGAGGCCGAGCTCCGCAAGTTCTCGACCGAGGCCGGTCGCAAATCGTTCGACGTCGAGTACCTCGGGCGCGGCGACTGGCCGGTCGACGCAGACGAGGTCGAGCCCGCGGTCGACCTGGACTGGTGGACCCAGCACGCCGAGACGAAAGTCCGCGTTCATGGGCCGCGAGCGCTGGCGATCGAGATGTCGACCGATCGGCAACTGTGCCTGATCGCCGCGGCGACCCGCACGGCCGCACCCGCGGCCCGCACTCGCGTCGAGATCGGCTACTACGGCCCGCCCGGGCCCGCGCTCGCTCGAATCGTCGACCTGGTCGACCGGTGGGATCCGTGCGCGATCGTGATCAACTCCAGTTCTCCAGCCTCGGCGCTGGCGGCGAAGCTGGCCGAGCTCGGCATCGAGCCCGAGATCACGAACGCACAGCAGTCCGCGCAATCGTGCGGCGGATTCATCGACGACGCGGGCGAGGGTCGGATATCGCACGCGGGCGACGACCGGCTGTACCGGGCCCTCGAGACGACACCGACGATCGAGGTTACCGGCGGCGGTATCCGCTGGGACTACACCGCCCCGTATGCCACTGCCGCACAGGTGGTTTCGCTCGCCCGCTGGGGCCTGTTGACCTTCGGGAAGATCACCAGCCCACCGCCGTCGCCCTCGACCGGCGGCACCACCACCGCGACCACCCGCCCGCGCTCGTTCGGCGAGCTCGACGTGTTCGCCGCAGCGTTCTAGGAGGTGAGCGACCATGCCGACCGAGGTCAAGCCAGCCAAACCCGTGTTTCGTGAAAAGGGCTACGTCTACGGGCAGCACGCGGGCAACGGACTCAGCGAATTCTCGCAGTGGGAGCAGTTCGAACGCGTCCCCGAGCTGCAATGGCCCGCCGCGATCGAGATCTATACGCGCATGGAACGCGAGGACTCGCGCGTTACGTCGCTGCTGTCGGCGATCGGCCTGCCGATTCACCGCGCGAAATGGCGTATCGACGCCGCGGGCGCGCGCCCCGAGGTGGCCGAATTCGTTGCCCGGAACCTCGGCTTGCCGATTCAAGGCGGCGGCGATCTCGCCGCGCCGGTGCGCCGCAAAGGCCGGTTCTCGTGGAAACAGCATCTCGAATACGCGCTGAGCTCATTGCAGTTCGGGCACGCAGTGTGCGAGCAGGTCTATCGGGACTACGGCGACGGCCGGATCTGGCTGCACAAGCTCGCGCCGCGCCCGCAAGCGACGATCTCGGCGTGGAACGTCGCGGTCGATGGCGGCCTCGAGTCGATCGAGCAGTTCGCACCGGCCGCTGCGGGCAGCGTCGTCTATGGGCCGTCACCGCTCACCCTCCCGGTCGGCCGCCTGGTCATCTATTCGCGAAAGATGGAACCCGGCAAGTGGATTGGCAAGTCTCTCTTGCGGCCGTCGTACAAGCACTGGCTACTCAAAGATGAGTTCCTGCGCATCGAGGCCGTCGCCGCCCGGCGCAACGGCGTCGGCGTGCCGGTCGCCACCGCCGCCGAGGGCGCGACACAAGCCGACGTCGACAAGCTCGCTCAACTGGCGCAGGCCTACCGGGTGGGCGACGGCGCGGGCGCGGCTCTGCCCTACGGCGCGGCGCTGCAACTGCTCGGTGTGCAAGGCAATTTGCCCGATATCCGTGCGGCGGTCGCCTATCACGACACCATGATCGCCATTTCGGGCCTCGCGCACTTTTTGAACCTGGCCGGTGGTGGCTCGTACGCGCTGGCATCGGTGCAGCAGAACACTTTCGTCGAGTCCGTCCAGGCCGAGGCCGAGGCCATCGCCGACGTGTTCAACCTGCACGTGATCGAGGACCTCGTCGACGTCAATTTCGGGGCCGACGCCATCGCGCCGCGCCTGGTATTC